AGATGTAATATCAGAAGCAAGAGCAGTATCTGCATTAGCTCTTGTTGTCGCTTCGCTAGTTATAGCAGAAGTATTGCTATTAACTGTAGAAGTAAGACTTGTAATATCTGATGCTAAAGCAGTGTCTGCATTTGCTCTTGTAGTAGCTTCAGAAGTAATAGCAGAGGTATTTCCACTGACTGTAGAAGTTAAGCTAGTTATATCTGCTGCTAAAGCTGTATCAGCGTTTGCTCTTGTAGTTTGTTCAGTGCTTATTGCTGATGTATTGCTATTAACTGTAGATGTAAGACTGGTTATAGCACTAGCATTAGCTGAAGTATCAGTTGTAAGAGTAACTATATCTCCCTGAGCTGTAGCTATGTTTGTTGTGTTAGTAGATACAGTTGAGCTTAATGAGTTGTATAAAGTTACTAATGAAGAATCTCTAGCCTTTACCCAACCATTGTTAGATGCATTTCTAACATACATCTGATTATTATCATCAGTGTCTGCCCACAAATCTTGAGGTTGTAATGCAGAGCTATCACTTCTTGTTGTTGGAGCTGATGTAGATTTTATTAATTGTGTTGAATTAGTACCACCAGCATTGATTGCAGATTGCACATCAGCACCAATTTTATCTAGTGTTACTGCATCATCTTGTATATCTGCTGTTGCTGTAGGAGCATCACCTATAGTAAAGGTTAAGGTAGCAGGTGATGATTCTGAGCCTAAAGTATTAAGTGAGCTAACACTTGCAACATAGTTAGCATCAACAGGTAAAAAATTAAGATCACAATTCTCTACATCAACAATAGTGTTTTTAACTTGATTACTAGAACTATCTACAACATTAACTCTGTATTGATAATTAGGAAAATCAGTTGGTTCGTTCCAAGATAAAAATGGTCTACCTGTAGAACTAGAATCAGTATCAGTAAATGATAATCCTGTTGGAGCTTTAACTGCATAAGCAGAGGGTAGGTTAGCTAATTCTTCTACTGGTTCTTGAGGTGGTACTTCCCATGTATAAACATCAAAATATTCTATTAAGCTAACAGCAACTAATCCATTAGGCTGTAATTCTAATGCCTCTACTCTACAAACTTTACCTGAGAATCCTAAGCCTGCATAAGTTAAATCTACTATATCTCCTACGTTGAGTTTATACATCTCAGGAGTTCCTAAGAACTGCATGGTAGTTTGATTTCTACTTCTAGTTAGAATTGCCTTACCCATGTTATAAGCTATATATGGGTCGCTTATATAAGGGAACTCAGCTTTTATTTCTAATATTTCATCACCATCATCTGAATAATATTCAGGACTTGCATCATGTAAAACTGTAGCTGTATCTAGTTCGTATCTTTTATTAGCATTAAAGAACTCAACGATAACTTTATTTGCTTTTTTGTCTTTATTGCCATAATCAACTGATATACCAGCATCAGCAATAATATGATTATCATTAATGCTAAATGTAGAAGTACCTGTATCTTCTATTGATAATTCATATTTACCATTTATATATAAAAAGATACCTCTCATGTTTGCAAGAAGCTCTTTTGCATTATCCATTACATTCTTATTAGCATCTAAATAGCCATTACAATGAAATCTTTTAACTTTAACTAAAGAAGAACCTGTTTGTGAAGAATATGTAGAGCCAAGAGTATCGTTAATGTAAACAATAAGCTCTTCATTCTCATCATAAAAATTATCTCTTCTCATGGCTATAATTTCTTTTCCATCTATAACGCCATTACCATTTGTGTCATATATATCTATTAGCTCTCCAACTTTGTTTTGCCACCAAGTAGTAGTAGCACTAGTTCCACCAATAGTTATGAAGTTATCTCCAGCATTGCCTGACCAAGTAAGAGATTGAGCTACACCATTAAAATAAGGCTGATCAACTTCTGTATCACAAACATTAGCAGCAGTAGTAAATGTGCTCATGTTAATTTGTGATTGTGTTAATCCTTTACCATATTCATTATTGGTTATGTAATCTAAGAAAGTTAATGCAGGATTATCTGAATATTCATAAGTAGATACAGTTCCAAATGTTTGATTTGTATCTCTAGGGTCAAATACTTTTTTTCCTCTTACTTGAACTGTTAGTTGTGGTACGCCTTTCCAAATACCCTCTTTATCATAGCCATAATGAGCTGCAATATAACAAACACCATTTAATTTATGTGCTGATGTCCAGTTAGGCATAGAAGCAACAAGCATAGGGTCTGCTGTTTGTGTTGCAGCTCCATGATGTAGATTCATAACATATCTATATTTTTGTGTAGGACTAGAGCCAAAACCACCAGCACCAGCATCTATACCAGTACCATTTTGTGAAACTGTATTTAATGAGCCTGAACCTGAAGATATCTTATCTGAACCAATATAACCCCCATCTCTAAATCTTGCAGAGTCAGTTAAAGGGTTGCCATCAAGTTCAATAGTCCTACCTAGTATTTCATCACACTCACCAACTGATAAAGCATAGACTACATATAAATCTCTTGAGTCATTAGCAGATACATCCATATATATAACTTGAGCACCAACTCTACGAGTTCCATAAATAACAGGTAATTTTCCACCAGCAGAAGTTTTATTAGCTAAAATATCTTGACCTTTAGCCTGCATCTGTCTTGCCTGCATAAAACCTTTAACACCTACAATTAATGTAGCTGATTGAAGTGTAAAGCTAACAGGATTATTTACAGCATAACTAACTACAGCCTTACCTACATCTAAGAAAAATTTTCCAACTGCACTCCAAAATGACATTTACATTCCCCACCTTACATCTGATTTAACTTGAGTAGCGAACTCAAAACCCTTATCCCCAGTGCTAAAACTTTGTTGTGATTCGTCAGAATAATGTCTACCTTTAGTTAAGTTCCAGTTTGCCCAATGCGAAGCTACTATTAAAGATAATGTTGAACCATTAATACTTTCATCTATAGATACACTTCTTATTTGTCCTGTAAAATAGTTTATTGCACCTATAATCGTTTCATCTGAGTTGAAATAAGCCAAATATATTTCTACAGTTTTGTCTGTAAAAGAGCCATCTTGAACTAAAGACCTTACTTGGTCTGTAATGTTAGAAAATCCAATTGTAATTTCATTAACTTCTAATTGTCCTGTTTCCATAATTGCATCAACTGATAAAAAAGAACCACCAGCTTCATAAGAATTAGAATTATATGTAATATCTGAATACCAATCAGTTAATCTGATGGTAGATGATAAGTTAAGCTCAACTAAAAAAGCTGTCTTAGTTGCTGTTGATGATACTTGAGTTTGTAGATCAGTAGATAAACTTCTTGGCATTAGGCTATAACCTCTCTAACATCAAATGAAATACTGTAAAAACCATTAGCACTTGTTGAATACATGATTTCATTGTTTTCTAAATAAACAGTAAAACTTGGTTTGTTTACAGTAACAGCTTCATTATCTGCTAGAGATGCTACTAGATTTGGCGATATAAGAACAGTTAATGCTCCACTGCCATCAGAATCAATATCTGATTGAATCATATAGACTTTGCTATGATTCGCAAACTTAATTAAATCTCCAGCCTTTAAAGCACCTGTTTGGTTAGCTGTAAAGCCATCTAAGGCTATGGAAGCATCTCCTGATGTATGTACTCCAACTACTTGAATATCTGTTTCTGACTTGCCTGCACCTAAGTTATCTAGTGGTGCAACTATTGTAAAGTCCTCAAAAGAACCTTTTTGTTTTTGTAAAAATGCAAATATTTCCTGAGACTTTTCTTGTTGTAATGGTGGCATTGCAACTGTAAAAGAAAAATACTGAGCACCTATTTGTCTGACTTGTTTTTTACCTGATAGTGTTTGATTTAATAAAGTAGGTCTATTGTCTTTAAAATTAAGACTCCTGAAATTTGGGTCTGTAGGAAATTGTCCTGACATTATACTATCCCCATTTTGCCTTGATTATTCATGGCATTGTTTATGATTGATGTTATCAATCCTTTTCTTGATGCTAGTAACTGGTCAAAGCCAGCAGCATCTACTGTTGATATGTTGAAGTTGACTGTAGCACCCATACCTTGTCCTTGATTGTGGTCAATAACAGTTTCGTTTGGATGTAATATTGCAGGGAATCCACCCCTTCCATCTATACCTCCTGCCCTTGCACCTGAGCCTGTAAAGCCACCACCTTCATTACTTGATTCAAATATAGTTCCACCATCAGTTAATTTGTCATACTCCATTCCTGATTTAAAAGAACCAAAAGCTCCTAATAAATTTTTGATCACTAATTGCTGTACTGCAACTCTTAATAATTCAGTTACAACCACATCAGCAAAGTTTTTAAATGATAGCTTGCCATTTTTTAAGCCATTTACTATTGCATCTTCAAATGACTTCATGGACTTAACGCCTATCTGCTCTATTGTTCTACCAACATCTTGTATTTGTGCAATATATAAATCCATTGGACTTTGTATATTTGTAAGCTGTAATCCTGTATTACCTAAAGATTCGTTAAAGCCATCATTAGAATCTCTAATATCATCTAGGCTGAGTTTGTAATCTCTAACTTTGTTTGCTGTAACCTCTGCTCTTTTTCCAAAATCAGTAGTCCTTAGACCCATTACAATAATTTCATCTTGTAATACACTAACAGTTTCTGCTAGTTGTTCAACTTGATTTCCATATTCTGCAAAAGGATTCATTTGTAATAAGTTGGCTTGAAATACTGCAAAATCAATTTGTAGTTCTTTTAATTTTATTTGTATATCATTTATAAATGTTGAAAGCTCATCTCTAAAAATACCAAACTGAGTCACTCCAACTGCAACAAATTCAATAATGCTGTTTGCAATCTTTAAACCTAAAGCATCCATACCACCAGCTTCATCTACTGATGATTGAATGAAGCTAGCTATTTTTTTCTGCAT